CTCACGTTGATCACCTCGTCTGGAAGTATGTATGAATTCTGGTCTTTCTTCAGTTCTAGGAAAGCGTATGATTCCTCCACGGCGTTTGAAGATCTCTGTCGGTATCTGTTCACAGCCCTCTCCAGTGCCGTATGGTAGTGTTTTGGGTCTAATTCCACATCTATCATGCCCTCACCGAGGTTGTTTTTTACATAATCAAATATTTCTTGTTGGCCTGTTTGAAGTTCTGACATACACATATTTATAGGATTGAAACTAACAATAAATATGTACGATATGCCAAGATTATCCATTTTCAAGCCAGAAAAAGGCAATGACTACAAGTTCTTTGATCGCAACATCCGAGAGATGTTCACCGTGGGTGGCACGGACCTGCATTTCCACAAATACCTAGGACCATACGATCAAGGCGACACAAACAAGGATGGAGAAGCGTCGCCTACACAACCACAATATTCTGGTGACAGTTTAAACGAACGAACTATACAAGACTTGTTGTTTTTAGAAAACAGGGATAGAAAATACGATGCAGATGTTTACATAATTCGAGGTATCTACAATGTTCAAGACATAGATTTTAACCTGAGTCAGTTTGGAATGTTTTTACAGAACGACACACTTTTTTTAACTGTGCATTTGAACGATGTTGTGGAAAGACTAGGCAGAAAACCCATGTCGGGTGATGTTATAGAATTCCCGCACATGAAAGAAGACTATAGTCTTGATGAATCTGTACCTATAGCACTCAAAAGATATTATGTGATTGAGGATGTGAATAGGGCCGCAGAGGGATTTTCACAAACATGGTGGCCGCATTTGTTGAGATTAAAATTGAAAACACTGGTTGATGCACAAGAATTCAGAGATATTATTGGTGATGCCTCTACAAGTGGTAGTCTTGCCAGTTACATGTCTACCTACAACAAAGAGAAAACAATTTCTGACCAGGTGTTGGCCCAAGCAGAAGTAGATTCTCCAAAAGCAGGATTCAACTACAAACAATATTATGTTGCACCCATTGATGAAAGAGGAAATATCAGAACTGATAACGTAAATGCAACTGATAGGGTAAGCACAGATAAACCTATAAATGCAACAATCGACACTCCGGCAAGTTCGCACTATGGTTTTTATCTTGACGGTGACGGAGTTGCACCAAACGGTAACCCTGCAGGATTTGGTATTTCATTTCCAAATGCCAATATACAAAAAGGAGATTATTTTTTGAGGACAGATTATCTGCCAAATAGGCTTTTTAGATATGACGGTACCAGATGGATTAAAATAGAAGATTCTGTAAGGATAACTACATCCAATACTGATACCAGGAATACACAAAAAACTGGTTTTGTTAACTCATCAGTCACAACAACAATAAACGGATTGACGGTAAACCAACGGCAATCACTTGAACAAGCACTGAAACCAAAGGCTGACAATTAATGCTACATTTTTATTCGGGACAGGTTAGAAAATTTTTGACACAATTCATGAGAATATTGAACAATTTTTCTGTGGAGACAGGTAGAGGCAAAGATGATCAAATTGCACTTAGACCAGTTCCTGTGGTTTATGGAGATGCCACAAGACAAGTTGCCAACATAATTAGGAATAACAGCGAAAATGCTTTGAATTATGCACCAAAGATTGCCTGTTATATCAGAGAATTAAATTATGACAGGGAAAGAATGCAAAATCCTTATCATGTCGAAAAGCAACATTTAAAAGAGCGTAATTATAATACGGAAACAGGAGAATATGACAATCAATTAGGAGCGGGTTATACTATAGAAAAAATCATGCCTTCACCTTTTAGATTAGAAGTTACAGCCGACATTTATAGTTCTAACGCAGATCAAAAATTACAAATTATGGAACAAATATTATATTTGTTTAATCCTGATTTTGAAATACAAAAATCTGACAATTATATTGATTGGACTAGTTTAAGTTATGTAGAATTAACAGGCATAAATTTTAGTTCTAGGACTATTCCTATAGGTGCGGATTCGGAGATCGACGTGGCCACAATGACATTCAGTATGCCAATATGGTTGTCACCCCCTGTCAAAGTAAAAAAACTAGGCGTTGTACAAAAGATCATAATGAGCATATATGACGACGATGGAGGTATTAACAAAGGATTAATAAGTGGGCCTTTGATTTCACAAAGTTTTGTGACACCAAACAATTTTGGATTACTGGTCACAGGAAATCAATTAAGATTATTGGGTTCAACAGGCACTACCGTTTCTAGCACAGATACTGGCATAGGCACGGGCGCGGACGGATATTATTCAGGTGCAACAGAACCATCAAATTATGATCCATTCCAAACGTTTGGTCCGCCTGTGAATTGGAAAGTATTATTGAATCAATACGGCAAGGTTAGCAATGGCACGTCACAAATTAGATTGAAACAACCAACAGGAAATGAGATTGTAGGAACAATAGCAACAAGCAGTTTGGATGACAGTATTTTGCTGTACACTATTGACAATGATACTATACCTAATAACACATTGACATCAGTCAAAAAAATTATAAATCCTACAACATTTGCACCTACTAATCCTGCAGACGGTGACAGATATCTTATCATAGATCAAATAGGAGATTCAACCGCAACTGTACAAAGTTCAACATGGGGATCTCTGGTGGCAAGTGTAGGAGATATTATACAATACAGCACACCTGAGTCTCGTTGGAAAAAAGTATTTGATGCGAGCCATCCTGATTCTACTTTACATTATGTAACAAACACAAATACAGGAATACAATATAGATTTACAGGCACAGAATGGGTTAAAAGTTATGAGGGAATTTACACCGCTGGTAATTGGACGATCGTGCTTGACGGTGGATATGTTGCAAATGACGATGCATCAGGTCAAGATGCAACTACTCCTTAAAAAAACATAATAAATTATAGTAATGAAAGAAAACATAGTCTGTACTGGAGCGTTGTTCTACGCTACCAGCACCAAACGTTTCCTGTTCCTACAGAGAACTGATCGGAAAACACAAGGCATGTGGGGATTGGTTGGCGGTAAAAGCAAATTCACGGAGAGTGCCTTCGAGGGCTTGAAACGTGAGATAGAGGAAGAAACAGGCAGTTTACCCAAATTCAAGAAAGTTATACCATTAGAAATGTTCACGTCAAACGATCAGAAGTTCTTCTTCCATACATACCTCGTGGCCATAGATTCAGAATTTATACCCAAGTTAAACACGGAACACTCAGGATACTGTTGGTGTGCGTTCGAGTGCTGGCCCAAGAATCTACACATGGGTCTGAAAAATACTTTGAATAATAAAAGTATAAAAGGTAAGTTACAGACTATATTAGATTTAATAGTATAAGCACTGCTATAACACCATACAACAAGTATATCCTGTACAGCATACAGATCTTACACTCAAAACCCGTCAGCCAGACCCTCAGTTTCTTCTTCCAGAATTCCTCAAACGCCATAACGATGCCTGTACACCCCGAACGCTTCCAAGCACTCGTGGTCTGATAGGTTGGTGTCCCACAGTGCTATCACGCCGTAGTCACCGTCGAAGTGTGCCTCGTATGTGGTGTTCTCACCAAAACGCACGATGCCCACGTCCGCTTCCATCTGGCTCGCGGCGCCGCTCTCACAGTTTATGCTACCATAACTGCCCGTGTCTTGGTTGATCCCTCTCTCGAACCATGTCACGAGGTTGCTGTTGGTCCTTGCTATCAGGCAGGTCCACACATTGGTGTAGGTGCCAAAGGTGTTGGCCCCATTCGCGGCCAGCCAGTTGTTGCAGTTGGTGTTGGTCTCTGCCCGGTTCACGCCCACGGTGCCTCCCCAGTTGGCCAGTTGCTGGAACGCACCCGCCGTGAAACTTATGAAGGGCCTGCCGCCGTCCTGGTGTGTTCTCAACCATACCATCATTGTGCCCCCAGCCCTGGGCAGGGTGAATGTGTTGTCCAGTTGTATCATGTCGTCCGTGCCGTCCGTGGTCATTATGCCACCAAACGCACTGGAGTATGCCGTGCCGTTGACGAGGTCGCCGTCGTATGTGGTGCCCCCAGATCCCAAATTTGAAAATGTTGTGCCCGATCCCGAATAACAAGTTGCATTGCCCCAGTCCAACAGCACCTCCGGATTGCTCAGTTGTGCGATCCTCTCCTGGTAGCCGCCCGCTGTTGCGGCCGCTAACATGCCTGGCATTACGACATCGCTCCCACGTATGCACCGTACAGAGTTGATCCCACGTACCACAATTCAATCGTGTTGTAGCCTGATGTCGCCAGTGTGGGTTCAACTCCGCCCGCCCACTGCATGGTTGGCCACGTGACTGTAAATCCTGTGCCGTCATCGATCATCAAGGTCATCCTGTGACCCGATGCCCAGTTGCTGAGCGTGAATGTTGTGTCTTGTCCTAGCGTGATGGTCTGTATGCCACCCGCCGTCGGGTCCAATGCCACCGAAGCCGCTGGAGTAAGTGCGTTGACCGTGTCTCTGATGCTCTGTGCGTTCAGCTCACCGGATGCTGTGGTGTTGCCCGATTCATCCACCTTGAAGATTTCATTCGAGGTGTCAACTGTGTCCGCACCCCCACGTATGGTGAATCCACCCGTGTTGCCGGAGTCGTCGTCGTTGGTGTCGATCAATATGTGTACGCTCTGTTTACTGCCCAGGGTGAGATCTTTCCCGGTGTATGTTGAACTGGATTCATCGAATCTTATGAATGTGCCATCAGATGCGGTACCTATTGTTCCGTCTGCCTGTAAAAGGATGTTGCTTGTGAACGTCTTCGCTCCCGTTATGGTCTGTTCTGTTGACACCAACACCGTGTCAGCCGTGGATGCACCCGCTGATCCCCTCAGCATGTGTACCCTGTAGCCGTTCACTGTGGTGCTCGCACCTGACGTTGAGGCCGCCTGCACGGTCACTGTCTGTCCCGACAGTGATGCGGAGAATGTCAGTTGGTCCGTGCCTTTTGAGCTCACCATAGGCCCCGTTGTGATGTAGGCCTCGTCGTTGGCCACCACCATGACCTCTGATATGCTAGACGCACCTTCCGTGGCGTTGTGTCCAGTGAACACGTAGAACGCTCCTGTGTATGCGGTTGTGGCGAAACTGTCTATGGTCGTGGCCGCTGAACTGACCGTCGTGGCCTCTACGACGTTGACGTTGTCTCCCGTTGACGCCGATTCGTCATCCGCCAGTAATATCTTGTACATGGTCACCCTTAGGTTTGGCTCATTGCCTGCCGCACTCAACTCCACGTTGCTACCGTTTA